GAGTATCCTTGCAAAAGGAATTATTATGATGAATTGATACGTATTCAATTTAATAAGATATATACGTATCCTAACACCATAGATGTACTAGAACAAACTCTTAAAAAATCTGTAAAGCAGGTAAATAAACAGAACCACCAAAGAGAATAGAAACAATGTGGATTCTTTTGTAATATTCAGATACAAAACAATCATGTAATACAAAAGTAATAGGATTGCGACAAGTTTGAGTATAACGGTTGGATAAATTGTATTCGTTAAAATGGTAAGAAATGCTAAAATCAGTATACTATTCTGAATGGATGTAATCATAATTTATAAATATATTATAAATATATTATAAATATATATGAAAACAAGAAAATTAAAAACCTATACAACAAAGGATTATCAGTCAGGAGATGGTATGCTTACGACGGTATGGGGTCCTAGTTTGTGGCACTTTTTGCATACCATGAGTTTCAATTATCCTGTGCAACCTACCAAGGAACAAAAAAAACAATATCGTGACTTTATACTGTCTCTTGAACACATACTTCCGTGTAAATATTGTCGTATTAATTTAGCCAAAAATTTTGTATCTGTACCATTAAAATACTCAGACATGAAAGACCGCGAACATTTTTCAAAATATGTTTATCGTTTACATGAACATATTAATAAAATGCTTAATAAAAAATCGGGATTGACGTATACAGACGTCAAAGAACGATATGAACATTTTAGAGCCAGATGTGTAGCGGACAAACCAAAAATAGAAAAGGGTTGTACCGAATCACTGTATGGAAAAAAGTCAAAATGTGTGATACAAATTGTGCCTCAGGAAACAGACTGCAGTACATTTCAAATGGACGAAGCATGTAAAAAAGTTAGACTTAAAACCGTACAGGGAAATCATCCATAAGAGGTACAGGTTCACTCTGAGCACAGTTGAAATTATTCCAGGGTGGGTTACCTAGAGGGGCGGGTTCGTTATTGAACATATTTCCATTTGCAGGCATTGGGATAGAAGGTCTTTGGGGTGTATATATCGCCACATCTTGTGGCTGAGTTAAATAAGGTCCCGAAATTTTAAAATCCGGCGCTATGTCTTCATTATTAGAGGGTTGAGGTGTATTTGTTGCTGTAGCATCCGGTTGTATATATTCAAATTCTTCCGCTTCAATATCTTCATTTAATTTTGTATCGTTGTTCATCGTTTCTTTAGCAGTGTCAGGGTCGTCGCTCGTATCATTTACGTTACTCATGTTAGTCACATTGTTCACACTGTTCACATTGTTCACACTATTCACATTGTTCACACTGTTCACACTGTTCACATTGTTTATGCGATTAATGTTGTTGATATAAGAGTTATTAGATATGTCTCGTGTATATTCATCTATATCTATATCTATATTTATATCTGTATCTGTATCGGAATAACGAGTTGTTTGAGAAGGGGTCGCGTACGGTGTGATGTAGGGGGTGATGTAGGACGACATACTGGGGTCCATTGCATTCTTGACTAAGTCTGATACACCCGGCAAAGAACTTTCTGCAAGGTCAGATACTCCAGGCAAGGAATTTTCTACAAATGTAGGTAATCCTGGAAATGCTTGGTTTAATTGTTCAATGTTTGAAGGGTCTGACATCCAACGCATACCCGATGAAGCTAAAGAGGATGCTAAAGACGAAGCGGACTGTATAAAAGAGTTAATATCCTCGTCTGATAAAGAAAATTCTTCGCCCATAGGTGCACGTTCTCTTGTTCTAGAGGGTGTCCTAGAGGGTGTCCTAGAGGGTGTCGGTGTTTTCGTGGGTTTTCTGATATCCACTGGATAATTCGGACATACGTTTGAAACAATTTTTGTTTTCAGAATAAAATCATCCTTTGCATACTCGGATATATTTCCAATATACTCGTCCTCTTGAACAGTAGCCCAACAAGGAGGTGGTCTAGAAGTAGAATCATCAAAACATACTGGAATATCGTCAGAAGATGTAGCCGAAGATGGAGCTGAAGATGTAACCGAAGGTGTGGTTACAGAAGCTCTATCTCCTACTGCACCTTCTTTTATATTACGTGGTCCTAATTGAAAGAGAATAAACAAAATAAAGGATATGAGTAAAAAAATAACAAATAGTTGTACTGACTTCATATAAAACAAACAGAAAAAAAATTATAATTCCCTCACAAATACAGGATGTCCCTTTTTGATATAAAAGGATGACTCACAACGATGCAAGTCTTCACCGCATAATAATATAATTTTGTTCATAGGATAATGTTTACAGACGATATCATAGAAAGGCATTCCACGATGATAGGACCCATAAATAACAATATCATATTTTTTGTGATGAATATCTTCTAGAATATGATGGTCATAGGATTCGTTTCTTAGGGAAGGGTCTAGTAATTTGCTATAAGTGTAGCCATTACCATACAAAGGTCCTCCCTTGAAATTAGTATACATATGAGGAATTTTTGGATAGTCATGACAATTGGGCCCTAGCAGTTGTTTCAATCCATGTAGTGTGAGACAACGAAGATAATCAGGTTTCGTACATCCAGATAAAAAAAGAATTCTCGTTACATCTTTGAAACCAGTCCTTTGTAGAATCATTTGAGACACTGCTTTTGTAGTCAAATGTTCTTTGAAATAACCCATCATCTCTATGAGAAGAGGAATATATTCTTTATTATCAGAAGGTTTTTTTTTCATTTTATCGTATAATTGATTAGAGCGAAACAATAAATGTTTGGGTAACATGGTCATGGTAAACAAAGGACACTTCTCCAAATCTGGAAAATAAGGGAGACAACCATTTGCAACAATTTCGTAGTGACGCATACAATCCCATCCTGCTTTCTTTGTGGTGATAGCAAAACAGGATTTTTGATACTCTTCATAATAGTCCTTTTCCGTGTGATAAATGTAAGTTTTTAAATCTCCAGGAATCAAGGAAGAGAGTAGCTTTGTTTTTTTTGGGATGGATTGTATCATCTTTTCATCGGGAATAGAAAAGGTAATGGGGAACACGCTGTTTTCAAAAAACATATAAATTTATATCTTTTTACTCTTTATATAAATTTATCATTTCAGTTCCTTTTAGCCTGAACACATCACGCATTCAGGTTCAGAACTCTTGTTTTCAGGAACCACCGTAAATTGTTGGGCTTGGTGTTTTGCTTTTCGTCTCAAATAATACATGCCTGTTTTCAGTCCAGATTTCCATGCATACAAATGGATGGCTGTAAGTACCTTATAATTGGGCTCTTCAATCCATAGGTTCATAGACTGACTTTGACAAATAAATGCACCGCGTTCTTTGGCTCGGTCTATCACGTGTTTCATTGGAATTTCCCACACGATTTTATATTTCTTTCGTATTTCTTCGGGAATCTCTTCTATTTTTTGAATAGACCCTTTGTTTTCTATGATTTTATCTTTGATTTTCATGCTCCAGATTCCTTTGTCAATCAGTTCTTTCATCAAATAACGATTAATCACCATAAATTCTCCTGCAAGAGTTCGTCTTGTATATAGATTGCTTGTGAAGGGTTCAAAACATTCATTATTTCCTAGAATTTGACTGGTTGAAGCAGTGGGCATAGGAGCTAAACACAACGAGTTCTTCACCCCGTGAGTTTGAATAGACTGACGAAGTGCTGACCAATCATACCTTTCACTAGGCTGAACTTTCCACAAATCAAACTGGAAAATGCCTTGAGACAAAGGTGACCCGTAAAAGCTTGAATAGGCACCGCTTTCTTTGGCTAGTTCCATACTTTGTTCTAGCGATGCATGATACATGGTTTCAAAAATAAGTCTATCGGTCTCTAATGCTTCTTTGCTTTCAAACGGTAAATTCATGAGAGCAAGAGCATCGGCAAGACCTTGTACACCGATTCCGATGGGTCTATGTTTTGTATTACTTGCTCTTGTTTTTTCATTCGGATAAAAGTTTACATCAATCAATTTATTTAAATTAAGGGTCACTTGTTTCGTAATACGGTGTAACTTGTCAAAATCAAATACACCCTCTTTTACCATGGAAGATAAGGAAATGCTTGCGAGATTACAGACTGCACTTTCTTTTGAATCGCTATATTCTACAATTTCACAACACAGATTAGAGGATTTAATCACACCTAAATTTTTCTGATTGGATTTTTGGTTGCATGCATCTTTGTACAACATATAAGGTGTACCTGTCTCCATTTGACTATCTAAGATACGGAACCACAAATCCCGTGCCTTTATTTTTTTAATGTAAGTTCCTTGCTGTACATAAGACTCATAAAGAGCATTGAATGTGAGCCCATACACATCGGACAATCCTTTGGATTGATTTGGACACATCAAATACCAATCTTCATTCTTTTCTACCTTTTCCATAAAGAGGTCCGGAATCCATAGAGCATAAAAAAGGTCTCGTCCTCGCATCTCTTCGTCCCCTTGGTTCTTTCTCATGTCTAATAACGGTTCAATGTCTGCATGCCATGGTTCCAAGTAAATTGCAAAACTACCATTCCGTTTTCCACCTCCTTGGTCCACATACCTTGCTGTATTGTTGAATACCCTCAACATAGGAATGATTCCATTAGATTTTCCGTTGGTACCTTGAATGGGACTACCTTCGGCACGTACATTGTGAATGTGAAGACCAATCCCACCAGCCCATTTGGATATATTTGCACATTCTTTTACCGTGTTAAAAATACCTTCAATGCTATCTTCTTCCATGCCTAACAAAAAACAAGAACTCAACTGTGGACGGTAGATACCTGAATTAAAGAGGGTGGGCGTTGCATGAATATATTCTTTCTTACTCAAACTGTCATACGTCGCTTTGACTTGTTCTAAATCTTCGCCATGAATTTGTATAGCGACTCGCAACCATAGGTGTTGGATTCGTTCCACGACTTTATCGTTGTGTCGAAAGAGATATGCACGTTCCAGCGTCTTAAACCCAAAATAATCAATCAAAAAGTCCCTATTATGGTCTAGAATAGATTCAAAAAAGGCCATATGCTTTAACGTTGTTTCATAGTAGGTATCGGAGATATAGTTTGGAATGGAACGAATGGTCTTTAAATAGACATCTAAACTTGGATTCACCTCTTTTTGATGATTGGAGATAATAATCCTACCCGCCAGGATAGAATAATCATAATGATGTATGCCCATAGAAGCACATTGTTCAGATATCAATTCATCTATTTTAGAGGTTAGAATGTTGTCATGAAGTTGGTCCATGATTTTCATGACAAGACCACTACTTTGAACGGAAGTCTCTTGATTGAGTTGCTTGATACGTTGCGAAATTTTATCGTAGGATAAAATCTCCCTGTCTCCATTTCGTTTAATCACGTACAAGTCCATCTACATATCTATTAGTACATCAGGTTTAAGTTCATTTTTATTTTCATTTTTGACGACGCGTTTTTTAGGAGCTCGGTTGATGTATTCGCCGTTGATTCGTTCTGCTTTGATGATTTCCCATATAGAAATAAATTCAGGTACCGCAGATTGAAACCATTCTCGTTGTCGTTTCACAAGTACACAAGAATAGACATCCAACTTCCAGTAAATATTTTTAAACCATGTCATTTGTGTTTCCGAAAAAGTTGTCTCCATCCATGCATCATAATCGGTCACGTCAAACGGCATATATTTGTATGCAAATTCGTTGTCTACATTTATAAAGACTAAAATCACTCCTTTTCTGGAAGTTTCATCTGCAATATACTCTGCTTCTGATTCATATTCTATGAATTTTGTTTCTACAAAATCACATTCTTCCAAATCACACACCTCCATTTGTAGCTGCATTTGAATGTAATAATCTTTCTTGGGGATGCCTGTAATTTCTCGGGAAACCACATTCTTGATTTCTATCATTCGACCATAATTGTTTTCACCTGTAACAATTCCATCCGGGGACGCAGCCAGAAAAGAGTGAATTGGATGTTCAATACACCCAAAGGAACTAATGGTTGTCTTGTTTTTTTCTTCGTAGATGCAAGCCGTCAAATACTCATATTTATTACCCCAGCTCATAGGTGTTTCTGTAAGGGAGGATTTGTATTTTTCTGTATTCAAAGGTTGACACTTTTCATAAATAAGTTGATTTTTAGATGCATTTGTACCTAGAGCTTTCCATGCATTGCTTGCCGTAATATGGTCATGACGAAAGGTATACCATTCTTGTGTTTTTTGTTCTGGCTGATATATATTTTTCAAATAAGTCAAATGTCCTTCTTTGACATTTGAAGGATATTGTATAGATGGTTCGCTTCTTAATTTGCCTATTTTTCGTAGGAGCTCTTCTATATGATTCAAACTATCTTCCAAAGTAGTATCAAAATAGTATTTTATACGAAGATGAGTCTTCAGAGTGATTAAATAATTCGGTTCACTTAGGATTTGTGGAGATTCCACAAAAAACTCTTTCAGATACTCTTCAGGAGACATATCCATATATATTACAATATCTTTATCCGACATTTGTAATAGATAAAAAGGATAGCATTCTATTCAATATTATCCTTTTTATTTTTCTTTGTAGTTTTTTGTTTTTCTAAACTTATCAAAAATTTACGGGTAACGGGATTAAACACTAATCCAGAGATACGTTCAATGACTCTTTCTTCTTTATTGTAGGTAATGTCATTTGTTTTACTTAATTTACGACTATCCAATAACATAATGCAGAATTTAAGAGCGGTTGCTTTCTCCGCTTCGTTTAATAAATAAAGAGGAGTTAAATTCGTATCTACAAAGTCCCCAATCCTTCTATGTTTTTCAGTTCGTGTCAATTTACTCCACACACCTTTTTTATTGTTTTCTATGTCATTACTTAAGAATTTATTGATAAATTCTTCAGAGGATTCGGTTTTTATATCCAACGGAATACCTGTGAGAATCATAGTCCTGTATTTTAAGCTATTGTATTCTTTGCATTCATTCGTCATGATTAGTATTATTATAATATGTCTATATTTTTTATATGAAGAATATAATTTTAATAGATACCACACAACGAAAAATACAACAAACGTTGGTAGAACATCCATTGAACATTCTTGAAAAGATTTATCAGAATAAACTAGACGATTCTACATCCGATTGTCTCCGAGAAATCAAGAAAAAACATTCTAGTTACAAGTCACAAGACAAACAAAAACATAAATACGATGAAGAGAAACACATTACCTTCATAGAATTGATTGAAAAAATGATAGAAAGTAAATTAAAATGTTATTATTGTAACCAAGATATGCTTCTTTTGTATAACAAGAAAAAAGATGGTTCTCAATGGACGTTGGAAAGACTAAACAATCATTTGGGACACTATAAAGACAATACATGTATCTCTTGTCTCAAATGTAATTTGGGACGTAGAACAGAAAATCATGAATATTACAAAAAAGGAAAAACAATGATTCTACAAAAAGTAATTTAAAAAATAACAACAAGTGTATGAAATGAATTCGCAGAATGAATTACTACTTCAGAAATTAATGGAGTTTTATAACAGGGACGATAACTTAAACCGTATGCTAAGTATCATCAATGGTGAATCACGAATCTCTTTACGTATTGTGGATTGGTTCTCTACAAATTATGCAAAGAAATACAATACCACCTATGATATCAATCATTGTGAACGATTCAAAGTGTACAATGATTACAAATTGAAGCTAAAGGCTTATTCCAAGAAAAGGTTTGACCCCTTCTGTAGATGGGAAAGAATTAAAATGCCCTTTGGTAACAAAGAGTATAGTATTGAGACAACCATAGGACAGTTGAATTTTTTTAAATGGGCGATTGAGAACAAAATCATCTATTATATTGAACACAATATGTCCGATATAGAAGAAGATATGAATTTAAACAACAGTATCTCTAAAACAAAGAAACACAACGATTCCTTGGAAAACATAAAAAACAGCCGAAAAAGACGAGAAGAATTGTCCGTGTCTTCATCTAAATGTCTCAAGAAGGAAAAGGTTGAAGTTGTGATTAAATTCGTATAGATATTTCATTTGTATAAACTATATGGGTCAAACCTCTTCTTATCCTAGATGCTCCTTTCAGCAACTTCAACAGAAAAAGGGTGACTTTATTTTAATCAATACGCTTCCTATAAACAGACAAGCCTATTTAATTGACGGAACGATACCTGGGTCACAAGAATCGGAAAGAATCAATGCCTATCTTTCTAAAAACAAAAAAATAGAAATTATAATCTACGGATTAGACTACCAAGACCTTAGTGTATACAAAAAATTCGCACAATTGAAATCACTTGGCTTTGTAAATGTGCTTATTTATATGGGCGGTCTGTTTGAATGGTCCTTGTTGCAAGAAGTCTATGGTACAAATTTTAAAACTTTCGGCGTTATATCAGACCCATTGGACGTATATAAAAAAATTGATTGAAAGTTTTAGAATCTATCCATGCTATAAATGACTTTAAATCAGTCAATTCTTAACCAAAACTCAGTCTCGAACACGAACACAAACTCTTTACCCATCATGGATTTCAATCAGTCTAAACTCACCAAGACCGAATGGGAAAGCATGGAGAAAAAGGTAGACCATAAAGAGTTGACGATTCTGAAAATGATTCGTGATGGATTAACAAATCCAACACAAGATTGTCGCCTCTATTTCACGGTAAGTCAAATGTTCAAGTTGGAACACCCCGATAAAGATTATCATATTTACATGGTTGTTTTGAAAGATATTCTCAAAAAATACGATATGGAGACCAAAGACATTCCCAAGCCTAAAAAACCTTTGAACTCGGCGGATACCATTCGCCTAAAGTCCATGGTCAAAAAGGTGGATGAATCAGTGGAGATGGTACTCATTGAACTCCTTATCAAATTTAAAAAATCCAAAAAATCCAAGGAGCTTTACTTCTATAATATTGCCTATCTTTCAAAAATGTATCCCATTAACCAGTGGCTAAAAAGTTGGATTGTTCAGTTCCTAGAGGAACATGAAAAGGACATGAACGTCAAGACTTTTCTAGAAAATACAAACAAATACATTGAAAACAATGATATTTTCAAATTCAAACCACTTGAACTATACGAACACCAAAAACAAGTCTATTCTATCATGAACCAGAGTGGAAATAAACTGGTCTTCTACCGTGCTCCAACCAGCTCTGGAAAGACATTGACCCCTCTGGGTATTTCACAAAAATACAAGGTTATCTTTATTTGTGCATCTAGACATATTGGCGTCAGTCTTGCAAAAAGTGCTGTAAATGCAGGCGTAAAAGTAGGCTTTTCGTTTGGTTGCACTACATCCGACGATATACGACTTCACTATTCTTCCGTAAGAACGTTTACGGAAAAATACGGGAAAAAGAGACCTGTACATAGTGATGGGCGGAACGTAGATTTGATGATTTGCGATATCCAATCTTATGAAGTGGCTATGTTGTACATGATGTCTTTCTTTGAGACAAACGACCTTGTTCTCTTTTGGGACGAACCCACCATTACCATGGACTATGAACAGCATGTCCTTCACGACTCTATCACGAAATTATGGACTGTGAATAAAATACCGAATATTGTCTTGTCTTCTGCTACTCTACCCAATCAATCCGACTTGAAAGAAATGTGTGATAAATACACGAGTAAATACGAAGGAAACGTGTTTTACGTAGAAAGCATTGACGAGACAACCCATATTACATTGCTAGACACTACAGGTCAGATTGTCATGCCTCACAAAGTATTTGCAGAGGACTATGAGGGTATGTTACACTTTATTGAGAAGCACGGTCTCAGTCACATGAAATTCCTAAGTTTGACCGAGTGTTCGGAATTCATTCTGTTCTTCTCAAAGAAATACCCTGTAATAAAAAAAATGATAAAAGGGGAATATGTATCTATCTCAGAAGTCAATTCTCAGAATCTTAGGATGCTTTATTATAAAGTGATTCAGACAATGCCTGCTTGGAAGGATGACGTAGCGGACTACCTGAAATCTCACGTGGTACCTTCCTTGAATGTCACGAATCTTCTCGTGACAGAGTCTAGTCATACATTGACTCATGGACCAACCATTTATTTGTGTGAGAATACACAACATTGGATTGATTTCTTGGTAAAAAATAGCGGAATTCATGAATCCACACTCGCAGAATTGGAGAAGAAGCTAGAATCCAATCAAGTTCTTCTAGAAAAGATGTTTCGTATACGAAAAGACATTGAAGATAAAACCGCCAAAGACGAAGGAAACGAAAACAAAATGAAAGAACAACGATTTGATGCAGCGACCAAGACATTGATTCAAGAAGCAGACACTCTTGAGAAAATGTTAAAGCCTGTACAACTGCATCCTAGTTATATTCCCAATTCACGAGAGCATTTTGAAAAATGGACAACCGACTTAAACTTCGCAACCTCGGGAGCCTTTTCCAGTCATCTGGACGAGTCCTATGTGAAAAAGATTATGAATCTGGAGGTGGATATCTCCTATAAAATTCTCATCTTAATCGGAGTGGGAGTATTCAATCCACAGGCAAGTGACTACAACGACCTCATGAAAGAGTTATCCGAACAGAAAAAGCTGGGAGTCATTCTAGCGAGTAGTGATTTCATTTACGGAACCAATTATCAGTTTTGTCATGCGTACATTGCAGAAGACTTGTGTAAGATGACACAAGAGAAAATCATCCAAGCGATTGGACGCGTGGGACGCAAAGAACAGAATAAGACGTTCACCTTTCGCTTCCGTGACGACAAACTTATCCGCTCCTTATTCGTACAAGAAAATACCTTAGAATGCATACAAATGAATACATTGTTTATTTGATAGAAAATGATATAAATAAACATTGTATATTTTTTATAATGGAATTAGAATACTTTACAAAGTTGGAAAGGTATATGCATAAAGACCTTGTTATTTTTCATTTTGTTGTATTGAAAGAGTTACCTACTCCTCTGCAATGGCAGTTTACGATTGAATCCATGAAGGACGAATTTGAGAAGGTAAAAAAGGAACATAACAAGTTTGCATTTGTCATGGATGTTCGTCTGATTGGACTCATCTCGTTGAATCAAATCAAAGAGTTTGTGGCTCTGCTTGAAAGTTATTCTTATATCTTGCAAGAATATCTGGTCGCTTCCTCTATTTATACCACCCAAAACTCTATTTTGGCTACGTTGTTTGATATTTTAAAGAAGTTTTACCGTACAAAAAAGCCTCTGAAGTTTGTTTATTCTATAGAAGAAGCACATGACTTTATTGACTCACAGGAGGAAAAAATTATCAAGGATGACCCGAAGGTGTTGAAAACTCTTGTGAGGACCAGAGTAGAGTAAAATGTTTATTTTTATATCTATACCGGATAAATATAAAAATTGATAAATTAATATCTACAAAATAGAATACAAGATGTCTATCAAATGTGCAAAAGAAGGATGCGCTTATAAAAAGGGCGTGAATGCCTACTGTGGAAAACATCAAGCTCAATACTTTTTAGAGACAACTGCAAACCAAGGATTAAAAGTGTGTGCAAATTATATTCGTGGTTGTAAAGTTCAAAATCAGATGGACTATGCTTATTCCAAATGCGAAACATGTCTAAAAAAGGAACGTGATAAAGAGAAAGAAAAACGAACGACTAAAGTAGAACCAGAACAAGGGAAGAAACAATGCTCCACTTGTTCACGAATATTCGCTTTGGAAGACTTTCAGGGAAAACGGGGAGAGACCTCTACCTGTATTGCCTGTCGTGATTCCAACAAGCGTGCCGATGCAAAACGAGACAAAGAACATGTTCAAGAGATTGCTCGGACCAATTCGAAAAAGCCAGAACGAATCGCTGTCAAGAAAGCATGGAAAGAACGAAATCATGATAAATGTGCTGCTTATTGGATTGATGCGCGTAAACGATTGATTGAAAATGACCTAGAAGGATATCTCAAGAAAAATGCAGAACAAGCGAAGAAATGGCGCGACGCCAATCCTGAAAAGGTGAAAGAGACGAATCAAGAGAGAAACGAAAACATACTATATCATTATACAACTTACAAGCGAAGTGCTATATCCAAGAGATTAGAGTTTGATATTTTAGAAGACACTTTCATGACGATGGTAAAACAACCATGTTATTACTGTGGTACAATACAAGAGAAAGGATTTAATGGAATAGACCGACTGGATTCAACACAACATTACGTAAAAGAGAATTGTGTAACTTGTTGCGAGATGTGTAACATGATGAAATGCTCGTTAGGTCCTACTATCTTTGTGCATCGTGTTGAGCATATATTAACTAACTTAAATGTTGTTCAAGGGAAATTGTATCCTGATGAGTTTGCGAATGTGATAGCTGTTTCTTATAATGATTATAAAAAACGAGCAAAACGGAAGGAATTACCTTTTGAATTCACAGAAGAAGCGTTTACAATAAAATGTAAGATGTCCTGTTATTTATGTGGAAAAGAAACAGATGATGCGCATAAAAACGGTTTAGACCGTCTAGATAATACAAAAGGATATACAGAAGAAAATACAAAAAGCTGTTGTGGTAATTGTAATTATCTGAAAAGAAATTATGAATATGATACATTCTTACAAAAGATGATTTTGATTAATTCTTATCAAACTATACATCCTATACACGATAACTGTTATAAAGAAGTCCATAATATTGTCACTGGAAATAAATTATCAACCCACGAAAAAAAAGAACGCTATGAAATAAATAAGAAAAAACATCAAGAGATATTACATGAAAAATATACAAACCAAGAAACAAGAAAAATTTGGATAACTGACATTGTAAAACGACTGGATAAATAGTTATGAATAAAACAAAATATCATATATTTTTTGTTTTATCTAAAAAACGCTATAAAACTTATAATATAAAAGTATGCAAAACCACCCATACAGAGCATTCATCAATTACTGTACGCTAGACCGCCCATTCCGCTCATAATTCTGAGGACATTGTAGTTGCGGGCATAGACGCGCACCTTCGCGGTGTTGGTACCCGAGACCGTCGCGTTAGAAAGGACCAGCTGGAGGGTCGCATTGTCAATACGCGAGAAGTTGCAGGTGCCGGAAGGCTGGTGCTGCTCAGGCTGGAGAGCGAACGAGTACACATTCACACCCGTATCAGGCGACCGGGTGTGGTGCTGCCATGGCTGGACCTGGTCAAAGTAGGTTCCCTCACGCTCTGAGAAGCGGTCCTGACCGTTGAGCTGGAGCTTGGCGGTGACCACCGGGTTCTCTCCCCAGCAATGCATGTTGAGCGAAGTCTCGGCAAGGACGAAGGTGCCTGCATCCGAAACAGTGGACTGGAACTCGTTGGCTCCGCCCGTGCCTCCCCATACAAAGTCGTTCCCGAGACTGACGCCGGCGGAGTATGGAGTACCCGATACATTTGTAGTAGTCTGAAGACCCACCGTACCAGGGGATTCAAAGAGACCGTTCTTTCCGATGACGGAATTGGTTCCGTTGGTAGCAGCATCTGACCCGAACGCCTTGATGGTGTTGGGAAGAGCATCCACTGCATCGGTGTAGTTGAAAGGCTGAGCACCGAGCGCTTGGAAGAGGGGGGTACCGCCCAGGGTGGACGAGCAGTAGTCCACGTTGCAGTCTGGCTGCACTACCCAGACAAGCTCCTTGCAAGGGTGGTTGAAGTTCAGGCGAATCTTGTTGGAAGACGAACCCACCGACTCTGCACCCGTGAACTGGAGCTGCTCAATGAGGTACTCGTGTGGGTTCTGGGCCATACGGCGACGCTCGTCCGTGTCCAGGTAGATGTAGTCCACGTAGAGGGAAGCAGACACAAGCGACTGGGCATAGGCGCCCGTCGCCTTCTGCTCGTCTGAGGTAGCGTCCAAGTTCTTGACCGCCCAGAGGCACTCATCAATCGCACGAAGGTCAATGTTAATCTTCACCTCGTGGTACTGGAGAGCAATCAGAGGAAGGGCAAGGCCAGGATTGTTGCAGAACCAGAACTGGAGAGGAATGTAGAGAGTGGTCTCAGGAAGTGCGTTACGAGGAGCACACACCTGGTGAGGAGCCTGGCTGTCGCAAGGTCCATCCACCGGGGCAAAGTTAGGGTCAGTAAGGAAGGTGAGCTGGGTGGTTTGACCCACCATCTTGTGGTAGCCACGCTCCTGGTTGTTGTCCATGGTGAGCTGAGTCCACAGCTGCATCCAGTCACCATATTGCTTGTCAATACGCTGACCACCAATCTCCACTTCCACATCATCAATAATCTGGTGTCCAGGAAAGTCCAACCACCGGGCATAGACCGGTGCGGTACCACCAGCGCCCATATTCTGATTAATCTCTGGAAGAGTCACCTGGAGATAAGTGCGGTAAGCAAGGTCTCCGTTACGAGAGATGGTGCAGGTCACGCGGCGACCAAAGTCACTCTGACCATTGAAAGTTTGTTCAATAGACTCCATTGCAAAATTGGTGTGGCGGCGGTAAGTGACCTTCCAGTAAGTAATCTGTGGGTTACCGGTAAGGTAAACATCTTGAGCACCATAAGCTACTAATTGCATCAAACCACCTCCCATTTATAGAATAGCAAAAGAAAAAAAATTTGAAATTTTACTAAATAAAGGATAAAAAGAAATAAACACCTATTCCTAGTATTCTATAAATGAACCTAAAATATGACGAAACGTTAGACAAGTTGTATCATAAAAAACTTAAAGACTTCTACAACAAGAAGACTGTCATTATTCCTAAATTAAATAACAAAATAGAAGAACTGGAAAAGAAAAGACTAGATAGCTCAAATGAATCTATAGAACAGCAAATAAAAATACTCAGACGAAAAAAAGAAATGATTACAGAAGAGATTAATAATTATTATTTGGAAAATGCTAAATCTTTGTTTGAGTATTTTGAGACAAAACAAGATATTGATAAAAATATGAATCAAAAGAAAAAAATTAACACCTTTTTCAATGTAAAAGAAAAAGGTGATATACCTTTGGATTTGATGAATGATTGTGTACAGACCTATATGGAAAAGAATTGTTTTGAGTCTATCAATTTAAAATGCTATTCTTATAACAAAACCACATGCGATAACTGTTTAGTGGGGGAGCTCATCAAAGTAAATCATGAAGGTATTATTATCTGCAATCATTGTTTCACCAATCATAAATTTTTAGTAGACAACGACAAGCCTTCGTACAAGGAACCTCCGAAGGAAGTTTCTTTTTATGCATACAAAAGAATCAATCATTTCCGAGAAATATTGTCTCAGTTCCAAGCAAAAGAATCTACCGATATTCCTCCTGAAATCATTACGACCATAATGAACCAGGTCAAAAAGGAACGTATTCAACCGAGTGAGCTCAACAACAAAAAAACAAAAGAAATCTTGAAAAAATTAGGGTTTAACAAGTATTACGAACACATTCCGTTCATCAAAGACAAACTTGGTATCAAACCTCCTGTGATGACCCCTAAATTAGAAGAGACCTTGTGTAATCTTTTCATGGATATTCAAAGACCTTATGCAAAATATTGTCCAGACGATAGAGTGAATTTTTTGAATTATTATTATACTCTCTACAAGCTGTGTGAGTTACTTGGAGAGAATCAATATCTAGAGTTTTTTCCCATGTTAAAAGACCAAAAAAAAGTAGAACAAGATGAAATATGGAAAAAAATATGTAAAGAATTAGACTGGGATTTTATACCGACTATTTAAAACCCACCAGGGAATCGGACGAGGTTCGCGCCGATACCGAATCCAGCACCTGACCTAGCGGTCTCGCCCATGCTGGGTATATAGGTATCTAAGATACTAAAGGTTGCAGCCGCCACTAATGCAAGAAGTGCTATCTCTTCAATATCAAGGGACTGTTTTGGAATTGCAAAACAGGCAACTGCTACGATGAGACCCTCTACTAAATATTTAATGACTCTTTTCAGAATCTCTCTGATGTTAAAATCCATTATATAATAAAAGAAGAAAAATATATAAATAAATCAACAAATGTTAACTATACGAATGTCCAAGTTGATTGATTTGTTGGATGAAGATAAACCTATCGCCGAACAGAAATTTGTGTGTCTGTCTTTTATATCCCCTGAAAATGAGATAAAAAACAAGGACAGGTTTTTCTTTTCCGAGTTTTTACGTGAATTTGATTTTACTAAATCCATGGAGAAGTTTAATACCTTTCTAAACTTTGTCTCGTACAAGTACAACATTAAAACCGAAGAATTGATAGATGAATATAAGTCTTTTTTGGCATCTGAAAAGGAGACCCTCCATGTGAACGTAGAAAATGATTATCGTACATTCATGGACAATCGTGAAACAGAGTTGAATGATAAATACAACAAGGAGAATTCTTTTCAGACCTCTGTTCGTGGTATTAAAGTTAGGGGGGTATTTCCTACACAAGCCGAAGCTGAATTGCGTTGTAAGATGATTCGGGAGGTAGACCCGAACCACGATGTCTACGTGGGGCCCGTCGGACTATGGGTACCCTTCCATCCAGAGGCTTACAAAACAGGCAACGTACAATATTTAGAGAAGGAGTTGAACGAGTTGATGCACGAAAAGAAAAAGAACGAAGACAATGCAAAGATGGAATTTGATAAACGTGTAAAGGAGAGTAAACTGAAGGCAATTCAAGAAAACGTAGAGAAGGCAAAACAGACAAACAACCGTTTGACGCAGACTATCAATGAAAAGGGTGAACTTGTATCTATTCAGAATATGAACACCCAAGAAAAGAATTTAGGAGTGAATGCAACCTTGGATGATATACGTAAAGAATTGTTTGAGGGGGAGGATGTCATTACTACAAGAAAAAATTGAAAATCAAGATAAAGTAAAGTGATATAGTATAATGATGTGTTTTCTTTGTAAAAAAAAAACAGTTATTCAGATTCAATGTAAATGCGAACATACCTTTTGTGTAAAGCATCAATTACCTGAAAAGCATAAGTGTACATTTGTTTATGAAAAACCAATCCTTGAAAAAATAATTCCCAAAAAAATAGAGGTTCTTTGAATAGAAGGTTCTTTGAGATTGATTATATAGACCCTATATAATGAGTCAGGAAACTGGGTTTTATAGTATTGCAACCGACGGAAGTTCTCTTTTTGTTTCAAATACTTCTAGGAATTCTATCTGTAAAATAGGACCGGATGGGGAAGTGGATAATAACTTTATCATTGTCACGAGTCCAATTTCTATTGCGATTCGTACAAATGTGCTATTTGTACAGACCTTACGATTGATTCATGTGTATAACTTGAGTGTATCTTATCAGGCTACCAACATTGCTAGTTTACGTTTTGATTCTTCTGGGAAATATCCTTCCATGGCGTACAATCGGTATGACAATCTTTTGTATATCTCTAATTATGAGAGAGGTACAATTACCACGATGAGTTCTACAGGCGTGTTCACAAGGGTTCTAAGTAATTTGTATGGTATATCTGGACTATCCTTTGCATCCAATGTTCTCTATTTTTCCAATGAAGTGAATAATACAATCTCTTTTTATACAAACAATATCACCCAAGAATGTTTATCTATTACTCGTCCAAAAGGGATATCCTTTTCGCCAAACGGATTGTATATTTGTTATGGAACCACAGATAATTTTGGAATTGCCCTACATAAATTATCATCTAGCGTCTACACAGACGTAATGAACACGTACTTAGAAAGGTCATTACCGTTGACCATCACTTTTGCAGGTGGAGATTTTTATCATACTGCCGACAGACGAACGGAAATCTATAAAAACGACGAACGATTTATTGCCGTGGAATATACTGACATCAAAACACCCATGGCCATTACACAGTCGGTTGTAACTAAAAACCCAAATTGTATAAACAATCCGGCGTTTACCGCCTTAATCAACTTACGCACGATAGGCTCTAATCCAAATAATCCAATCATCCCCGTGACCACACTTGAAGGAAGGACACAGGGGGCACAAGTGAAGATTGATGAAGGAGTTGGGCTAAGTTATGAAGTATTGAAGATGAGACGAAAAGCGGAAATCTTAAAATACAAAAACCTAGACAGTATTTCTGGAGGCACCTTGACCAAAAAACAATCTCTTAGCAATTTGGTCAATCAAGGAGGTTCTTATCAATATAGTAAAGCCAAAATAGAAAGATTGATAAGAGAGCAGAATTGTATAGTTGGATTGAATGTCGGAATACCTGCAGAGAAAACCGCACCTACCAAGAGTGGAATCGTCGACCCTAAATTTGAAGGATATTACTTAAATACCAATGTACCTTTTTATAAATCACTCTAACGTAAAGGAGTAGGATTTACGCATATTTCCATCGTTGGAAATATTTGACCGCTCATGCAAATGTCTCCTTCGTAAATATTTGTACATTCTCTCTTTCGGTCATAACCTATATAACAAAATCCATCATAATTTGCAATTTGGTCTTTACGATATTGGGCGAGTCTATCCTCTATTTGGCTTAGACCCCCTTGCTGTATTTGTTTTTCTGTTTCTTTCCTTTCTTTCTCTATCTGTTCAATCGTGCGTAAAGGTGTTTGTGTTGGTTCTGGTGTGTATGTATTTTGAGATTCTTGGCTACGTTTTTCCATTGAATCTAATCTGGATTGAATCGCATCTAGTTTTGATGGGTCTAACGTAGGAGAATTTTTCTGTAAATTATCGAGGGTTTCTTTATGCATTTTTTCAGTTCGTTCCAAGGTTTCCTTGTTCATCGTTTCAGTTCGTTCCAAGGTTTCCTTATTATTTACTTCTGTTTGGTCTAAACGTCCCATGATATCTTGGAACAGGGTTGAATTTTTAGTAAATTCGTTGTAGGCTTCTTCTAATTCATCTATTTTATCACCAGGGCTGAAGTCGGTATAAATTCTTTTTAGAAAAGATAAGACATACTCTCGGTTTAGATAAAGTAACATAAGTATAAATACGAGTAGTGTGAAAAGAATAATACCTTTCATCGTAAACGTGGGAGATTCAATCGGAGGAAGAGTAGGTTTCGGTGATTCTTGGACATCAAACGGCTTATTTTTTCCGTACATATTACCGAACTGTTTCCGTAATACATTTTTTGCCATATGTAGTATAGATAAATATTTAATCATCGTGTTTCTCGTTTTTTTTTATTTGTTCAAATATCATGTTTATGTTTTCTTGAATAGGAATAAATACAGAGGTGTTTTCAATAATCTTTGTTTTGAAATCTACTGCATCATGAATAATGAACAGAACACATAAGTTCAAAATGTGTTTCCTTTTTTTATTCGTAGAAGGTTTATATTTGATACTAAATAATTTCATAAGTGACTGGATGATTTTATAGAGTATATCAGGTTCTTGGAAAGAAAGAAACAGTTCAAAAAGTATCCAGATAATATTGTTACTTTTTACAGTGACAAAATCTCTTGAGACACATTGTAACGGTTTTTTTTGTTTGATACATTGTTCATCGTATTGAATCATCCAGTCAACCCAATAAAAAATATCCATTCTATTCTTTGTCTCAATCAAATGATAGGCGCATTCGTTCAATGGAATATAAATTTCTTTCGGGTCACCCTCTCTAAAATAGGGTTTGATATAATCTACATTGGGAGCTTTCAGGTTGGTAAATATATTTTCAAATTTAAAAGTGAAATGCAGGTCTTCCAGTATCATGTCTCGCTTACTTTCACATAACAATAACGTGATGGAAAACAATATAGTTCTTACCTCCTCTTGGTTACGTGCGTCCAAGTCATTTTGAAATTGATTGGATATCTCCTTAAATTCTGAGAATTTTTTGTCAATATAAAGAGAAAGTCGCGGATTATTGATATGTATATACTTGCACATGACGTATAAAAATAAATTCCATAGCTCTAGGATATGTCCACTACAGATGAGCTCACCTGTCCAATAAAAAGCTTCTTCCTTCTTTTGGTAATAGATACACGTTTCTAGTTCTTTAATTACCTTTGATTTTTTAAAATTAGAAAATGTATGTGTTCTAAAGTGTGTTCTTGAATCACAAATCATCATTTAGATAGTTCATTACAAAAAAAAATAATACATTATACAAATGATGATTTATATTGTAGTGATTTTACTTATGATGTATGTATATCTTATCACCACTGGAAAAGAAGGATTTACGGGAAATCATAAGCAGGATGCACTAGAAAATAAAGTGTATCGTAATGATAAAATATATGATAATTTTTACACCTACATTTATGATGATGCTGTTCTTACCATACCTTATTCAGTGGAGCTAGTAAAGTTGATACATCCTTATTTTTATACGTACGGTGAAACACTATGTATAGGGTCAAAGACTGGACATTTGGTACAATTATTGTCTGCTAACACAACGCCCATTGGATTAGAGTCTTCTAAATCCATGGTACAAATGTCCAAATACAAGTACCCGGACAACGAGTTTGTACATGGGTCCTATGACAATGTCTCACTCTTTTCAAAAAATAAATTTAATCATGTGATTCTTCCCCAATTTACATTGCATACCCTTTGTGAATTCAGGTCATTGTGTTCTACTATCAAAGAATGGATGGTACATGGAGGATATTTGTTTGTCTGTTTTACAGACATACGTACCTTCCCTGTCTCTAAATTGGTAAATCATATGCCTTCTAATTATTTTAAGACAAACTACGACTATATCGTTGAAATGAAAGAGAACACACTTATAGAAACCATAAAAGACCGTTCGTTTAAAGAACGTACGAACATACAAACATTATATACGTATACCGAACAACAGATTTCTTATGAAGCGAGGGCTGAAGGTTTTAGACATATCAAGACATTAAAGTTTACCTCTATCCCAATGTCCGTATGTGTGCTCCAATATACATAGTTTATCTGCTATATTTACCAATAGAGGCAAAAGAGTCAAGAATGTAAATAGTAAAAATACCTAAAAAACAGTACAATACAATTTCTTCATTTTTTTTGGTAGTTTTGATTTCAGACTGTTCTTCCATCATTTCCATCAATTTATCAATTTTATGTACCAAATCTGCATCTATCTGTTTCGTAGGCACTTTATCTTGGTCATTGAGTAACATAAATTGATTCGTCTTGATAAGAGGTGTAACCACCTGTGTTTCGTTTTGATAAAAATTACTAAGTTCTTTATCGTTCTCTTCTTTTAAGTTTTGATGTATATTATACACCGTGTTCAAATTATATTCCGATTCTTTGCTATTCATTGCATTATAAGCCCCATGTGCAGATACTGGGTTTAATTGCGTTTGTAATGCTTCATAATTCAGTTTCACCTTGTCCTTGTTTATTTTATTTTCTAAATATTCGTCTTTACTTTCTATGGGGGAAGCAAACAAAGCAAGAGACATACCTTTATTAGAAAGTGATATATTTTTTTTATAAATGAACTATAATATGTCTAAACGTAAAACATCAAAAAAAGGACAGTCTATCTTTTTAAAAACACTGTTTTCGTTGAATGATAGTAAATTTTTCGCGGGTATCGTCATGCTTATTATGAATATTGGTTCAAAATATGCAGTCGTAGAACTGAGTCATACGCAAGAGAGTTATTTAAAATACAACCTGGGGAGACAGCTTCTTATTTTTTCTATACTGTGGGTAGGAACCCGTGATATCTTCAGTTCGCTCATTCTTACAGCCATCTTCATCGTATTTGTAGATTATTTGTTTAATGAAAACAGTCGTTACTGTATCATACCTGAAAAATATAAAGAATTGCGGGAGGAGTTAGGTGAACAAGTGACTCAACAAGAAGTGAATCAAGCAATACATACTCTTAAAAAGGCCAGAAAAAACAAGGAAGCCAATGAAGAAGATGACCTTATCAAGAATACCTTATATAAAGAGAATTTTATTTAACCCTTTATTGTATGAACTTAGAACGATATGTTTCTACTGTATATTGTGAGAATATAACGGATAGTGATTTTCTAAAAAAGTTAGATGATTCGGTTGCACAAATAGATTCCGACCAGAAATATACAAGCCTTCGTAAATTATATACAGAACAATATACAACTTATGTGAACAAATCAAAAGCAAAAGAGGATGAAAAGGCAAAAGGGAAGAATATAGACACATCAGAGAATGATTCCGAAAAGGAAAAGGACTATAAAACCTACATCTTGGACAAACTATTTTTTGACCTATTGTTCGGTAAGACCATAGGCAATTTATATGAAAATAAATCAAAAACTATTTTTTTATTTCCAGTGTTTAAAGACGTGGATAGCAGAAATCGTTTACTTACGAGTATACGAAGTATTTATTCGCCTATTTTAGCAAAAAAAGACTCTAAAATACCCTTTAATAGGGATAAAAACAATAATAATGTATACTTATTTGTCCCTGCTTTTTCTGACTCGGAGGAATCCTTAGACGAATATTCTACTGATTTGACGTCTTATTTTACAAGAGCCTTTGAATATATTCTTC